AAGTTGTTTTTCTGCGGAATAGTCCGTATCTTAAGGTATAAACTAATTTAAAAACATGTATATGAATTTAACTATTCGAGAATTAAATGAAATCATCTATGCTTTAGGTGTAGCTGAGTATAAGGGACTGTTTGTAGATAAAGAAACAAACTTTTCTGCTGGAGATAAAGTAAGAAATGAGCTTGATAGGGTAATTAAGGAGGATGAAAGTCTAAGAAAGGCTACTCAAATCACTTCTACCGAAAAAGAACAAGAAAAAACCACTTCTACTAAAGTGATTACCCCTATTACCGATACAGGTTCCGAGGTTGCCGACTTTTTAATTGCTGTTACTACTCAACTTCCAGAACCGACAGAAGAAAAACCGGTAAAAAAAGCTAGTTTTCCAGGTGCAAAGAAAAGTAATTTAATGAATCCGGAAAAATAATTTATAAAAGAGTGGCTATTCTGCGTTTTTTTATATATCTTCAATAATATATAAGATATTAGATAGAATATAAAGATATTAAATAAATATATAAGATATTAAATATATAGATATAAATATAAAACAGGGTATTCCTATAAAAAAAATCAAGTTATGTTAAGTGCCGAACAAATCCAATCAAATTGGGATAAACATATTAAGATTATCAACCATTATATTGGTGATGATCGTAAAAATAGCGTATTAGCTCTAGTAGAAACGTTAGCCGAACATATGGTAATGGCGCCTGCTAGTAGTAAATCATGGTACCATAATGCTTTTCCGGGTGGTTATATTGATCACGTTAACAGGGTTGTACAATGTGCTGTAAAACAAAAAGAATTATGGCAGTCTATGGGAGCTTCTATTGACTTTACCGACGAAGAGTTGGTAATGGCAGCTATCTTCCATGATCTAGGTAAAATTGGTGATGGAGATAAAGATTGTTATATTCCTCAAACAGATAAATGGAGACAAGATAAGTTACATGAAATGTATACTCCTAATCCTGAAATCTCGTTTATGTTAATCCCTGACCGTTCTCTTTATATCTTACAGAGATTCGGTATTAAATTATCTCATAATGAGTATTTAGGTATTAGACTACACGATGGTGTGTTTGATAAAGCTAACGAAGCTTATTTCTTTAGCCACAACCCAGACTCTCGAATGAAAACTAACATTGTAAATATTTTACACTCAGCAGACTTTATGGCTTCTAAGGTAGAATATGATTTATGGAAGAATAAAGGAGGAGTTACAGAGCCTAAAGTACAAAAAGCTAAAGCCTCTACAGGTCGCCCTGTTAATTCATCAGAAGGTTTATCAAACTTAATTAAAAATTTATAATATGATTTGGATTATATCAATTTTAGGGCTACTTCTAATTGTATCAGTGTTTGCAATATACAACCTGCTTACTAAAGTAGAGAAATATGAAGATGTTATACAAGATCAAGTTAAATACTTAAACAATATTTCAGCATCTATTGCTGAAGCAAAAATGCACCTACAGAAGTTAGACGGAGAAGGAACTTTTCAGTCGGATGATGAGGTCGGTTATTTCTTTAAACAACTACAAAACGTACAAGAAGAGCTAAACCGATACATGCTCCCGACTAATTATGGCCAGAACCAAAGCGAAAAGTAACTACTTTACAAAAGAAACAGAAGACTACATAGTCCTCTATAATACTTCCTCAGATCACGTTTATAGAGCTAAAATATTCACAGATCATATCTATATGCCGTTTTATAAACTGGCAGAGAATATAATACATACCTTTAAATTTTACTATACCGACGTAGAACATATTGAAGATCTCAAACATGAGATCGTTTCTGTTTTATTAGAAGAGAAGATTATGAAGTTTGATGCTACTAATGGAGCAAAAGCTTACTCATATTTCGGTACAATTGTAAAGAGGTGGTTAATAAACTACAACAATAAGAACTATAAAAAATTAAAACAGATAGGATCCTTCTCAGATGTAGAAGAGTGTTATGAACCAGATTTAGAAGTTGATGGACAATTTAAAATGTCTTTATCAGCATTTCTAGATATGTGGATAACAGAAATGTATGAAAGGGTGGATGAATTCTTTCCAAAAGAACAAGAAGCTAAGATAGCAGATGCAGTATTAACTATCTTTAAGACTAGACATGATTTAGAGATCTTTAAGAAAAAAGCGCTCTATATTTATATTAGAGAGATGACTGACTGCGAAACACCTCACCTAACTAGAGTAATATCCAAACTAAAATCAGAATTCTATAATAAGTATTTCGAGTATAGTGAAAACGGGTTAGTAGTCAATATTCTCGACTAACCTATTTATTATTAAAAAAGTATGAGTTTAGATAAGAAAATTTTTGGAGAAACCTCTCTTGCTGATTTATTTCAAGAGATACATACTAATTCTAAATCTACCCGTTCGCAAGTTACTGCTTTGATTGCAGAATTAAAACCCTTGATTGAAAGCATAGGAGATGCTACATTAGTAGTACCTATGATAAAAGAATATATGGAGATTGGTGTTAAGAATGATGAAGCTTTAATTAAACTAGCTACTATCATTCAGCGAATCGAAACAGGACAATCAAAAGGAGAAGAATTCGACTTATCAGAATTAGCTGAATTATTACAAGAGGCTGAAACGATTAACAAAGAAGTAAAAGAAACGGATAATGGCGAGCAGTAGATCAGGCACAGGAGCAGGGGCTAGTAGCGGCGGTAAAGGATCCTCAAGTAATTCGGGTACTTTTTACGGCCGTGTAGTAGATATAATACTAGATAATAGACATCCTAAATATAAACAAATGGGAAGTGCACTTGCCATTAACGGATGCTTTTACGTAACTGTTAGTAGTGCCGGAGATATTGACCCAGATGAAGCAGCAGATCCACCTTTTGCTTTTCAAGGAAACGCTAGATATAAAGACATTCCTTTATTAGGAGAGATTATAGCTATCGAATCAAGCCCTTCTGCCACAAGTGAATCAGGTAAAGGAAATAGAAAAGCATGGATTCGAATAGTTAACGTATGGAATGCTCCTGAGCATAACGCTTCCCCTAATACATTAAACCCTAACTTTCAAAAACTATTACTAGGTAAAGGATTTAAAGAAAGCGGAAGAATAAATCCTTTAATATGTTACCCCGGTGACACAGTAATTCAAGGACGTCAAGGACAGTCTATTAGATTTACAGGATCTCAACACGTAAATAACCCACTCGTTACAGCAAAGACCTTAGGACAGCCTTTAATATTAATTGCTAACGGACAAATTACTGCAGCAAATGGTTTTGATGGTATAATAGAAGACGTAAATAAAAACTTCGGTTCTTTATATTTCTCTGCTTTCCATCAAATTCCTCTAATACAAGCTAATACTAGAAGACTTTCTTACAATAAAATACCAGATACATCCAATGCTTATAATAAACCTCAGGTAATTTTGAACAGTGGACGTTTATTTTTAAATGCAAAAGAAGAATCTATACTACTTTCAGCAGCAATATCAGTAGGTATAAATAGTAAATCTGTTAACATAGATGCAGATGAGTATGTTTGTATTGATTCTAAGAAAATATTCTTAGGAGAAAAAGCAAGAACGGCAATAGACTATAGTGCACAACCTGTATTATTAGGTAAAAACACTGTAGATCTTTTAGAGGATTTCATAAAAGCAGTAGAAAACTTTGCTAACTTTTTAGTAACTCCGTCAGGGTTACAAGCAGCTCCTGCAGTAGCAGTAGCACAGTTGAAAAAAGAAGGTGGTATTTTATTTGCTAGAATAAAACCATTAAGAGCTCGGTTAAAAGAATTAAAATCTAAAAAAGTATTTACAGAATAGTATGTCATTTATAACTATACCAGAATCGAAAGTAACTGCTTTTATAGGAAGTAAGATAGGAGGATTGCAAGCTCAATTACAAGATAAAGTGCAACAGAAAATCCAATCTACAATAACGACATTTGTTCAAGCAAATGCATGTCCACAACAGCAAACCTTAGATAAGTTAGTTAAATCTAAACAAACCTTATCTGACCTTACAGAACGTTCTAGAAAAATTATAGATACCTATAAAGCTTTACCTAATAAACTAAAGCCACCTATAAACACTTTAGATAAGATAATAAAAGTCTTATTAGTACTCCCAATCCCTCAAGCAGTACCTCCCGGTATAGGTTTACCAATATCTATATCGAATAAGTATTCAGATATAATAAACAAACTGAGAGAGTTAGTTAAACAAACAAAACAGACAATAGAAGGTATTGAAGCTTTAGTTGATACTACCTTTTTTGATAACTTATTAAATGATATTAATTCAAAACTATCTCTACTAGATGGTCCAATTGCATTTTGTAGTATAGAAAATGAACTTAAAGATAGTCTAACACCAGAAGAACTAGCTAAATTAGGCTTAGTTGATGCAGATGGTAATTATCTTATATCTAGATTAGTGCCAAGATTAGTACAAGAGACTTTAGTAGATTCAAAACCATATGCCGATGCAGTAAATGACGGTAAGAATTACGGAAGTAATTGTTTTAGAGGACCTTATAAAGTCGGAACAATATATATACACACAGATGAGAGAAGAGATATTGTAGAAGGATCAGATGCAAATAAGTATATTGTTAATAATCGTGCAAAAAACGGTCTTGATACCTGGTTAGATCCTTTAACAGGATTTGATTGGGAATTATATGAATTAAATACTCAAAAACTATTAGAAGATCTTTTAAATAAACTTTCAAATACAAGTTTAGTTAATAGGGGAGTATTAGATAATATTAAGATTAATTTAGGTAACTACAAAATACAAATACAACCTGCACAGACTGGCTTATATAAAGCTAGAAACGGTGTTGAATTTTTAATTGAGGTTATAGACGATACAACATCACCTTCTATAGCTAAAAGACGTTTTGCAGTAGCTAGAAACTCTCAAGGTATAATCGTAATGAAAGGTCAACCCTCTTTTGCTAGTGATATAAACGTATTAGTTCGAGAGATTAGATTTAGATTAGACCAATTACAATAATAAACTTTAATATACCAACTATTTATTAATATGAAACTAGAAGAACTTAGGAAAGTTATACGAGAAGAAGTAGAAAAAGCATTCAAAGACCAGCTTAAAGAGGTATTAATCGAAGCTGTTAAGATTGCTAGTAACCCTACTCCCTTACAAACTGAACAAAAAACAGAAGCTAAGCAGGTTACTAATTTTAAAGCACCTGCTCCGCAGCCTAAAAAGTATGTTCCAAGCGGTAACCCGATTGAAGATATGTTACAGATGACAAGAGCAAGTATGACATCAGCAGATGCAGCGGCTATTATGGGTGAAGGAGCTCATATGCCAAGCATGGCTAGTACAGTAGCACATCAGATGAATCTAGGAGGCGGTAGTCAACCGGGAATAGATTTAAGCCAACTACCTTTTATGGGTAAAGCAAAACAGATATTAGAAGCTGCTAATCAGAAAGATAAACAACGTAAAGGAATAGAATAATGGCATTTGATGCAAAGAAAATAAATCCATTAGATAGACAGCCAAGAAAAGCTGTAGGTGTAAATCTACCTTTTTCCGGACAAGCTGTTTTTAATTCTAACTATCTAACTAAAGATGCAGTTAGAAATAACCTAATCAATTATTTTCTTACAGGAAGAGGTGAAAGGTATATGAACCCATCATTCGGTAGCGGACTACCTTCAGAACTATTCGAACAAATAACAGAAGATAAATTAAATGTTTTAGGAATGAAAATAAAAGACGAACTTAGACTTTACTTTCCTAAAGTAATATCACAAGATTTATCTTTAGTAGCAGACCCGGATAAAAACTCAATTGAATTCTATTTAAAGTATAGTATCTTAGATAGTAATATTGAAGATGAAGTAATTATTAATATTCAGCAATAATGGCCCAAGAAAGAGACATAAAATATATAAACAGGGATTTTGGTAATTTTAGAGAACAACTCGTAGAATTTGCTAAAAATTATTTTCCTGATACCTATAATGATTTTTCCCCAACATCACCAGGTATGATGTTTATAGAAATGGCATCATATGTAGGAGATGTACTTTCTTTTTACCAAGATACACAACTTCAAGAAACCTTCTTACAACACGCTAAAGACCCAGCTAATTTATACAACTTAGCTTATATGATGGGTTACCGTCCAAAAAGCACTAGCGTATCAGAAGTACAAATTGAAGTCACACAAAAAGTAAATGCAGTAGCACCTAACTACTTACCTAACTGGAATCAGGCATTAGTAGTACAGCCTAATACACGTTTACGTGCTACTACATACGGTGACCCTAAATTTATAATTAATGATAAAGTAGATTTTTCATACTCAAGTTCATTAAATCCAACAGAAGTTAGAATTGATAGTATAGCAAATGGATACCCTGCAGAGTATAGACTCGTAAAAAGAGTAGGAGCAATATCCGGAGAGTTAAAAGAATCTATTCAAATAATAGGTAATGCAGAGAAGTTCTTAACATTAACTATTGAAGATACGAATATTGTAGGAGTTTTAGATATCACAGATAATGACGGTAATACATGGTACGAAGTACCTTTCTTAGGACAAGATACAATATACGAAGAGCAAAGTAATACTGCTACAGACAAGAACCTAGTACCGAGTATACTACGCTTAAAGAAAGTACCAAGACGATTTGTAACAAGATTAACCTCTCAAGGTAACTTAAATATACAATTCGGAGCAGGAGTTAATATTAGTAATTCAAATGATGAAGTATTTTTACCAGACCCTACAAATGTAGGAATAGGTACTAATCAGGGATTAAGTAGATTAGATTTTGCTTATGATCCGTCTAACTTTCTATTCTCTAAATCATATGGAATCGCTCCATCTAATGTAACCCTAACTATTAGGTATATAGTAGGAGGCGGTATTTCATCAAACGTACCTGCAAATACTATTAATATTGTAGAACAGGTAACAGTAACTGCTCCAGATCAAAGCAAAGCAAATACATTAACTTTCAATAATGCCCAACCAGCAGTAGGAGGACGAGATGGAGATTCAGTAGATGAGTTGAGACAGAATAGTTTAAGAGCTTATTCTGAACAAAATAGAGCAGTAACATTACAAGATTATGCAATTAGAAGTCTATCACTACCTGCGCTATATGGATCTATTTCAAAAGTTTATGTAACACAAGATCAATCTACTAATGCTAACGTACTAGGCGGAGCTTATGATTCAAATCCATTAGCATTATCTTTATACGTATTAGCTTATAATTCAGAAAAACAAGTAATACAAGCTACAGATAGTTTAAAACAGAATTTAAAAACATACTTATCTCAGTATATGTTACTTACTGATGCAGTAAACATAAAGGATGCATTTATTGTTAACGTAGGAATGAAGTTTGAAATTATAACATTACCTAATTTCGTATCAAGAGATGTACTATTAGCATGTAATACAGCTTTAATAGAACACTTTAATATATCTAAATGGTCTATAAATCAACCTATTAACATATCAAGCATATATACATTATTAGATAGAGTGAAGGGAGTACAAAGTGTAGAGAAGATTTACTTTGAAAATAAAGTAGGTGATAACTACTCACAATATGCATATGATATAAAAGGAGCAACAAG